GCACCTCGACCCATCTGATGACCGGCTTGTGACCTGTGTGCTTCCACCCAGCCTGTCTGGTTGAGAACGATAGATTCATTCTCCATGAATGTAAAGAGATTCAAATAGCATTTTTCTGGAATACCTGAAAGTTCGATGTATTGACGAAGATTACGTACAGCAATCATATCGTCCTGAAAGAGGGCATAGTATTCACTCCAAGGATTTCTGGAGTAGAGATCCAGCAGTGTCCGGTGCCAGTGCTTGAAGGTACCGATTGGCTGGTGACTGACGTAACCAGTATAGGCAATGTGCCCGTCCATTGAGACAACAGGGGAGGGAAAACCCGCATCAGCCAGCGAAGAGAGTGTCTGGGAAAGATCATCCAGACGTGACGGAACTGTGGTCACTGCGTAGGACCACGTACCGCTGACGTAGGGCTTATCCGTTGTCGGACGGTCTGTACCACCGTTCCACTGGATGACAGCGTCCTTGAGCCTCTGAGCGTGTCCCAGCGTGTCAATAATGCGACGGTGGAAGGATTCGGTTGGACGATGACCAAACTCCATGCCGGGGATGTTCAGGTCTTTGCAGTGCTGGCGAAAGGCATCGACTGTGCCTTCGTGAATACATCCTACAAGCTCTCTCATACTATACCTGCCTAAACAACGCTCTGTCCCTTTGCCGCCAATGTTCTTCCCCCGTCGCCGGTTGATACGCAAACAATGCCAGTGTCCGCCGATGCTGTTTTGTTTCGTTTACCCAGTGCCAATTATCCTGAGTTTGGAATAAAACAACCTGTCCTGCTTCTGGCTGAATAATCTGCTGCCCATCGTTAAGCACCAATTCGCCGCCATCCTGCATCGCATCAAGGAAGCACACGATGGAATGCGTGCGTCTCCATGGATAGTCCGGATGCCGTTCCGCATCGAGGTGTCGCGGTAGGCAGCCCCCCGGCTTTATCCAGTGCATCCCTGCGGCGTACAGTCCGTGATCAATGAAACTGCTGCTCAGATAGGTGCTATGAGGCCGCGAAACAATTTGCTCTGTTGCCCAAAGACAGGCGTAGATTTCTGCTGGAAGATCGGCGGAAGGTTTACTGACCAACTTCTCGCCGCGTTCTCCGGAGTACCGATGCCAGCCTTCCCATGATTCATCGGGCCATGATGCGATGGCTTGTTGTACGAGTCGCAGCCCGATGTACCCGATGTGATAGCCTTTTTTGTCGCTCATTGGACAACTCCGTTTTCAACAACTTCGTATTCGAACACATTCTCGTGAGCCGTTCCGGGAATCCAGAACATGATTTGCTGATCAGATAATCCTTTCAAAAACGGCAGATCTCGCTTTGCCCAGTCCAGCATTTCTGACGGATTCAGGTGGAACGCTTTTAATAACGGTCTGCGTTTACCTTTCCAGAATAAATGTGGAAAGTGGATATCAATGTTACGAGCATTTTGCAGACTGAATACATGTTTATGTCCAGCAACGTAGGCTAAGTGAGCAGTAGGAGCCGGACATCGGATTTCAATCTTACATCCAACCCTGCCAATGCGAGCACACTCGTTTAAAAACAGTACAGGATCATCGACGTGCTCAATGCAGTGAGATGAATAAATTTCATCCACTGATTCATCGTCAAACGGCCATGGAGTAATGTTCAGATCATGCTTAACGTCTGCGGTATCACACTGATCCACATTGATCCACCCATCACCGCGAGCAAATGAGCCGCCACCGAGTTCTACTTTCATGGTTTTATCCTGAATAACGGAGCAACATTCTCGTCCCAATACGCCTTCTGATACAGATCACCACAGTTGTCACGAAAGCAACAGGCAACTTCTTCAGGCCGAAACATCAACCCCGGCCATGACTCAACGGCAAAGAAGAACAGGTCCATCTTCTGCCAGTTACGTTCGAATACATCTGCATTACGGAACCAGTAAAACGCTCCGCTGTAATGCCACCGATGATTGCCCGGAGTCTTGAAGTTGCCGAACCTGCGGAACGGTCCAGTCATTGCCGAATTCTGTAACTGGCTGATGATCAGGTCTAAATTGTCAAGACACGAGACGTACATCGCCTCTGTCCAGTCTGCCAATGTCGAGCCTGCGTCGCCAAATGCTTCGCCGTGTCTGGCTCCTTTCGAATGACAATAAAACGTAATAGAGTCTGCTTCACTACGCACAGATTCCAGAAGTCTCTGGAAGGTTGCTCCTTCGCGAATTCTAGGGTTGTTCGGAACGGTAAATATCTCAGCATCCAAAGGCTTTAAGTGTTCCGTGACCTCTTCAAGCGGTACAGTGTTTGGCCCCGTTGCGACTCCGATAACTCTCTTACCTGTGAAGATATCTTTTCGTTTAATCAACTGGTCCGCATTCCATTTCCATGCTCCGTTGTTTGTAGGCCAGATGTGAGCAATCAGATTCCGTTTTGTGTCGAACGCAATTTCTCTCTGATTAAATACCGGAATGATGTCTCTGAGAGTAATCTGATTCAGTAATTCTTTGCGTTTGTTGCAGGGTCCGCAGGGCTTTACGAGTCCCAGTGTCAGTATCTTAATTCCCGCTGCAACAATATCGCCCAGTCCTTTTCTGCGTGCTCCCAAGGACTGATTCTGAAGGTGATTGATCAACACTTCATTGGGTTCGTTCGGGAATAATTGACGCAGATAGGTCAGTCGTTTGTCGTTGTCCATGTCAATTGGATGACCGCCTGCATCGGAGCCTTCACAGATTTCTCTAAGTCTACCAGACAGATGTTCGCAGGATAACAGCTTCATTCTGTAATCACCCAATAAAAGAATGGAGCAGGGATAGAAGGATTACAGCAAGCTGGACTGGAGTACGATCGTGTCACCCACAAAAAAGGATTACAGGTAACACTACCTCCAGTGAGCGTGTCTGTACTTCCGGGGGTCAGAGACCACGTCAGCTTGAATATGCTCGATGCGATCAGGTCGTCACAACTGAGCTTCATTGTGACCGCACAATTAGGGCACCCGGACCCGGAGCCGAATGTTCCACTTCCGATCCATGCGGTTTCCGTGTCGTCGTATGTGAGTGTAATAACAGTACCGTCAGCACACGGACAATCCTGCACTTGTACCGCAGTGGCATAAAGCACTCGTGGAATCGGTGCAGGGCAGCAATCCGTCTGCACCGGCCCATACACATCAATCGGCGGCAGTGTTGTGCAGCCCGTACACCCACGAGCATGAAATACTATTCGCTGTATGCCTGTTGCTGTGTCGCCTGTAATAACAAATTCAGACTCGTCAAATACATGACTCGGCCAAATCTGGCTAACCGAATACTTGTCAGTCCTGCCTTTGAAGGTGACTAAGTCCGTAGACTGTAAATGGACTTTTGGTAAGCAGTCTGTTGGCAGAGTCTGTGGAGGCGAAGCAGTGTTGATTCGCTCAGAGTACAACGTAATCTGTCTTGTGGGGTCTACTGGGTTACTACCTACCCAGCCCTGAAACTCTCCGACGTGAATTTTGAGCACACCAGTTCCATGATCACTGCTCAGATCCTGACAGAAGTCATTCTCGACGATGCCTTCTAAAGATATCTGGAATGGGTTGCAGCACAGAATTGTCCCATCCGTAATTCTGTAGACATTCGAGAACGGATTGGATTGGTTGAATGGAACTGTGTAGTCAGTGTTTGAGGCCAGAACAGATCCGCTGTAATCCACGATTTCAAAGCACGCTTCCCATGTTCCTGTAACCGGATCAATCCACAGGATCAGGCGTCCGTAGGTCTCAATCGTATAGTCATTTTCTGTTTGATAAGGAGACGGACAAAGAGGGGCCAGCGTATCTGCCAGAAAACCCTCTGACAACCAGTAGTGTGCTCCTTCGGGAACACTCGGATATCCGCTGACGAACGCATCACTAGCGTACGCAACTCCGTGCCGCAGATGCAGTATGGCTCCGGGATCTTCGATGACTGCCGCAGCCTGCTCTGCTGTAAAGTAAATAGTGCCTGCCCGTTTAGGTGCAATACAGGTACAACCATCCGAGAAGTTTAGCACCCGAGCAATAAGAAGATCAGGGAATGTGTTGCCATTGCATTTAGCCACGTCGTCGATAACGACAGTATCGTTTTGATACCATTCTAGCTGAGCTACGTACGGTTCATCTGGTCTCTGTACCGTGTAGACATCAGCACAAAGATATCGCGGCACACATCTTCCTGAGGTGCAGTCATCAGGCCCGCTGTTAAGACACTTCTGCTGCCCGAGGCTGACCAGTTCATATTTGCGAACAGCAACTGACTCTCCGTTACCGAGATCAAATTCCCAGTCAGGGCAGCGAGCGTTGATAGCATCGGTGAACGGGATCGCCTGTTCTATCTGCAAGTAATCGCTTCGCAGTACAGCACACGGAGTTCCTGAAATTTCTTCATAGGTAAGCCTCAAATCAACAACGTAGCCACCGCAAAGAAACGACAGGTCGAACGACTGAGTATCACATTCGTACTGTATGGTGCCGGTTCCGGTAACAGCATTCAGCAGCACTATATCGTAGCCACATGAAGGGACATTGAAGGAAACGCAGATCAGCGGATAAATGCACTTCGATACTTCGTGGCACTCTTCGGTAACTTCGCAAGTCGTGCATTTGGTTCCACCGCCTTTAGAGGTTCTGATGGGGAACTTTTGAAAGGGGTCTCGGATCATTAGAATGCCTCGCATTCCGTCTGCTGTTCAGCTAATGCTGTGATTTCAAATCCAGTCCACGGCTGGTAAGGATACTTTGGTCGTCCAGTCAGGTATGACGCATATCCAATGCGGCCAGTGAGATTCCGGTTCGACTCATTCAGGTAGCATCCAACTTTGTCATAGACCTCAACAAACTTTGAGGGAACTGAGTCGCCTGTTTCGTTTAATTCAGCTTCTCCAATGATTTCATACTCACCCGGCACTGATCCTTTGCGAGACAGAACGCGAACGATTGCTGAGCGTGCTTCGCAGTCGGCTTCACGAATCTCGAATCGGATAGGACTTAGTCCATTGCTGGATAACGTAAACGGTACCCATTCCGCGATATGGCGAGTGACGTACAGCAGGTCGCCAGCCAGAGCAGAGAAGTTACGGTTGCGGTTGGTGACTGTAATCGTACCGTCAGTTGTTGTGGCTTCTTCCATGTCCAGCGAGTCTACGCTGGGAACGTACTTGATGACTGTTGCTTCAGCCTGAGAGTAACCCGTCAGTTCGTCAGTAGCGGCGGCGAGATCTTCTGAGAGAAGAACATAGTAGCCCTTGTTCTCAGTCGTCTGGTGACGTGCCATGTCCAGCGGTTTCTGAGCGAACTGCTGGCCCAGTACACGCTGATGGATGACACGGGCATCATCGTATGAAAAGCCGCCAAGGGGGTTCATGGGATAACCAGTCCGTTATTCGAGACGAAGGTGTGCAGGGCTGCTGTCTGAGGGTATTCAGGATCAACGAATGCAAAGTCAGTCAGTGGGTTGGCAGTCGCCATGTTGCCATAAGCAATCGCCTGTCCAGTGACTGCCAGAGGCCAAGGAGAAGTAGCAATGTCCCCTCTGTTGTTGATTGGGATGGGAAGGTAGATGTAGACTGGAGCAAGGATAGTACCGACGTTGATCAACTGTTGTGTGTGCATGGAGACACGGCGATTAGCCTCTCTCCAGTATCCGTGTGTCGTTCCTCTGGTGTCGATCAGGAAGGTAGCATTGATAGTTACAAAGTGGTGAGTGGCGACAGCACCGGTGGTGCTTTCACCGCTGGATGTTGGAACAGCAGCATCACGGTAGTTCTCTACGGCAGTAACAGACTTCAGGAACACACTCTTAGCTGCGTAGCCAAAGCATGTTGCTGAGTTCAGTTTGCCAATGTAAGGCTTGCAGGCTGTGTTCCATGTGAAGGCACTGTATTCAACATTCCATGTGAATGTATGGGATTCCAGAGGAATGTCAATCTCAATTCCTTCCGTGAGAGGAAGGAAGTTGGCGTGTTGCAGAAGGTTGCCGTTGGACTTCTGGTAGGTAGTCAGCCTGACTGTCTCAGTGCCGCCTGACCATGTCGGAGGTTCATCCCATGGGTACTTGATATTGTTGGAACCGTCGAACAGTTTCTTTCGACCAGATCCGCCACGCCCCATGTCTTCCTGAGGGTAAACATCGTTAAGCCACTGTGGAGTCTCATAGACAAGATCCACATGCCAGTATGGTTTACCTTCAGGAGCAACACGAACGTCAGGTGCTTCCTTCAGCAGCAGGTCGGTACGTTCTGGATGGTATGATCTGCCGATGGTGAAGGTAGGCTCTGAGGCAGAACCAAAGGCAGGCAGAGCATTCTGCAGGTCAATGATGTCGTCAAGGGGTGACGGCATCTTAACCAGCATAGTTTCGCGAATAGTCTGCACGCCCCATTGAGCGGAAAGTCTTTGATTCTCGTGCAGGAATCCAATCAGTTCAATCGTCATGGGACTACCTTCAGGACTCCGCCATTCTTGATTGCTTCTTCGATCTTACGCAGGAGTTCGTTGGTCTTCTCAATTTGTGGGTCTGGTCGCTTGGATGCTGCAGCGTTCATCTGCTTAAAGGCCTCTGCCTGAGCATCAAAGGCGTTCTGCATCAGCCCGCCTTTAATTTCTGGAGAAGAGAATTGTTTAGCCTGTTCTTTCAGTAAGGCATCTTTTTGAGCCATCAGGAAGTCCAGAGCCGCCTGCCGGTTAGCAGCGTCCATTTGACCCTGCAGAAATCCGGCCATGATGCCGCCACCGAAGTTGAGCATGTTGCCGCCAACAAAGTCCTGCTGCTTTCTCTGCATCTGAAGCAGAGCCTTTTGGGCATCTGTTGCCCTTGTCAGAAACAATACTTCTTCTCTAGATGCCTGTAGAGCCTCTTCCTGTATTTTAATATTCGCCAGATTTTCTACGTGTTGTCTCTCTTTCAGGTCCAGAAGAATCTGTTCGTTAGCTCTTTGGTTTTCGACCAAAGCGTTCATTTCTTCTTGGTTATCCCGCTGCTCTTGGGAAAACTTTCTCATTTCGTCAGAAAACTTTTGAGCATTTTCTTCGGACAATGCTGACTCTAATTTTTTGTCGGCATTCCTAAGTGCATTACGAATTTCCTCTTCTCCGTATGCATATACTTCCGAAGTAGCAATGGCTGCCCTCATGTCCTCTGCAGCAGCCTTCAACTTTAATTCACTACCCTCAGCAATGGCAGCATTTATACGTTGTTCTATCTTCAGTATGTTCTCTAGTTCTGCAGCCCATTTAGGAGCATCTGTTGGGCCGTCTACTAGATTTTTATATGTATCTTTCCATGCACCGATGTCAGCCATAATTCCGGGGCTAATCATCTGCTCTTTTAAGGTACGTGTCAGATTTGCCTGTTCTCGCAGAAGACGATTTTGTTCCGCTACAATTTCTACACGTTTATCTTCCAGCTGAATCTTCTTGGCTTCCGCGGCATCTACAGAATTTTGTCGCGAAATGCTGAGTCTTTCTCTCTCAAACGCAAGTTCCTGCTGAAGAATTTCTTTCCGTCTGGACGACGCTTCAGCCAGATTATCGTATGCTTTTTTAAGATCGTCTACAGCATCTTTTTCTTTCAACAGATAACTGATCAACGACACTGTACCTACAATAGCCAGAGGGAGTACCGATCCGGCAATCAAGGACATTGTCGATCCGGTACCAAGCAGAGAACGAGCAACCATGGACAGGTTGTTTGACGCAGACATCATGGCCATGTTGAAGCCACCACCCATAGCCATGACTTGGATGAAGTCTTCAACAGCGTACGATGCCTGAGCAGCGGCACCACCGAGTTGCCCAAAGCCTACCTGAATACGGGCTTGATTGGCTCTGAAAGCTGCGATATGAGCATCTTGATTTTGTCTGGTCGGTACCAGCCCTGCAAAGTCTACAGCCTGCCGAGCCTGAAGTACCAATCTTTCCTGCAAGTCTCTACGCAGGTTAGTCAGCATCAGGTTTCGCTCACGCTCGTCCTGCTCACGTTCCTGAGCGAGGAGACGTGCCTGTTCCGCAATCCAGTCTCTCTGCTGCTGGGCTTTGCGATTGTTGAACTCCTGCCCTTCTGAGAGAAAGTCAGCATAAGCTGCCTGTGTCTGCTTACGCAAACGATCCCAATGCTTTTGTTGGGCAGCTTCTTCTTTGGCCCATTCAGCGGATTCTACAGCGTCAAGAGAAGCGTAGCGAGCACGGATGGCTGCTTCCAGAGAATCCAGTTCCTGCCCTCTGGCGAGAGTTTCTGCAGGCATTGGTCCTGTAACTGCAGGGATCGCTGTACGAGCATTGTGCTCGTTCATGATCATCTGACGGAGGATGGCGTCCTGTTCCTTCAGGACACGCTCACGCTCCATCTCACGAGCATACCACTCGTTGAATTCCTTTTCGGCTTCTGACTTATACCACGCAAAGAACTCAGCGTCTTTGGCTTTCTTCTGCTCAATGTGGGTGTCGTGCTGGGTAACCTCGATGATCCCTACACGATTCGCAGCGTCAACCTGAGCACGGTACTGACGTACCCAGTCGTAAGCGTAAGCAGTCGCTTTCTTGAAGCCAGCCTCGACACCACCAGCATCGACGCCCATGCGGATTGCGATGTCATTGATGCTGTCGCTCATTTCTTCATACCCTTGATTGCGTTGACTACAGCCATAAACCCGCTACGGATTGCCGCAACGGGTTTAATGATCAATCGAGTCATGCGGTAGGTGTAGTCCTTCTGGGTTGTCCACTGCTTTACCTGCCATGGCTCAACTCGGGCTTTAGGTGCTGCCGACTTGATCTGGTTGGTAATGCTGATGGAGAGTAAGTCATCTGACATTCCCCATCGGTAGTTGTCCCAGAACCATTTGTGCTGTTCAAACTCTGAGACTGGCATCTGCTCGATCTCAGAGAGTGTCTTCCCCCAGCGAGAGCACAGGAACAGTACGAACCATCTGTTGTCGCTGGGAGTTATCAGTTTTTTTCCTGATCCTTGTCAGGCCAAACCTGAGTGCGGATCAGCGAAGTAATTTCTGAGAGTTGTGTTGCTGTGATGGTATCGAGGAAATAGTCGATCACTCGGGCGAGGTATGGCTGATCAAGTGCTTCCAGCGTCTGCCTGACTGACTCATTCTCCAGCACTCGGACAGGCCACTGTTCGGCGTTTCCGTCGTTCAGGCTGTTAATCAACTGAGGCAGGAATGGAGCCTTGTTGTCGTACAGACAGATCAGGGCACGGAGACCAGCGAAGTATTTGGCTTCGATCCGATCTTCGTTGTCCTTCGGAAAGTTCTGGAGAGCAGTGATGAATGCTGTGGCGGTACCGGCAGATGGCTCTACCAGTTCAGCCGTTGAGGATTCGGGCAGAGCAACACGGGTGAGGGGCTTGAGAAGCATGACAGTTCCTTAAAGGGTTAGAATACAAGAGCCGCCATTGCTGACGGCTCAAGATCTGTTTCCACGCTTGGTGGATCAGTTATTAGACTGGAGCGACAACGTCGATGGAGTTGATCCGGTAGACCAGTTCTGCCATTGAGCGAGCACCCTGATCGTCTGACAGGACAGTCCCCATCGGCGTGAACTTATTGCAGTAGCCAGTGATTGTCAAGATTGGACCTACAGTTTCGCCGGATGCTGCCGGGAATTCCACAGACAGGTTGCCAGATCGACCGTCCATGAACGCTGCCCATTCACGGCCACCGTTGGTGTCGTCTGGATCCCAGTCAACAGTGAAAGTAATCGTGCCCATGTCAACGATTGAACCAGCACGGAAAGTACGAATGAGATTACCCCATGCGTCCAGAGTGCTGTTGGAGCATGTTGTCTCCACGTCGCCACGAGTGAAGCCGGACCATGTAGGACCGTCTGTCACGCAGGCGTAGACATCGCTGGTTGCGTCGACAGCGTCAGGAGCAGCACCTGTACCTGTCGGGGAGGTCGTCTGCTCAAAGAACTTGATTCGAATACGGGATGCGTCTCGGTTTGCCATTTTAACCTCCTAACAGGTTGCTTTACCAGAAAACGACAGGACAAGTAAGGTTAAATCCGGGTTAGATTGCCCTGACTTCAAAACAGACACTTCGTTCTGAGCAACGAGTCTCAGATAGTTGATGAAGCAGCCTGTGTTCGCCACTGTGTAGGAGGTTAACTGAGTTCTTCGGCCTGTAGAGACAGGCTGCAGACCTGAAAGCACAGCAGTTACCAGTGACTTACGTGCTGCATTATCATGGGCGGCACAGGCTACGTCAAGAGTGAATGTACAGGTATCATCCCCATTAGCCTCTGCGAGACCTTCTGAGGAGTGATATGGCGTGAGTTCCGACAGATCCCAGTAGACAAAGCCACTGGGAGTCTCCAGCATGTCGTAGGACGGCAGGAACTGTGTCTTACGGACTGGGATGGTTGCATTGTTGACAGCAGTAGTAATCAGCTTTTGAATGCCAGTGTCGAGAGCATATGGACTCATTTGAATGCCCTCTTAAAGTGCTCAAGGATCTTAGCCTTAAAGATAGCCTGTGCTTCAGCACGGGAATCATTGACTGCCTGCTGCACAAAGCCGTATCCGGGGAATCTCTTGCCGCCTCGATGCTGGAAGCCAAACTCGATCAGATGCAGGTACTTGCTTGGCTTACGACGACGGTCCATGTAGTTGTAGCCACGGTAGAACGAGCGAACTTCTTTCGGCTGCCAGCGTTTCTGGAAAGGATTCTCTCCCGGCTTTGGGTTACGCTTACGGATGCCGAAAGAGACCTGACGGTATTTTGAGATGCCACCAAACTGAATAGGCTTCTCTGCCAGCAGACCTTCAAGGTACTTACGGTTGACGCCGATGTAACCGTAAAAGCGATTAGGGTTGTGCTTAGCCTGCCTGTATTTGGCTGTCAGGCTGCGGTACGTCGCACCGGAGCTATACTCTGCCTCCTTGGTCATCGACATAACGTAGGACTTCAGGCGTGCTCTGGCGGGGGACAGAGCAGACCTGATGGACTCCCGCACAATATGCTTACGTACCTTGTTCAACATCAGCGGGAAGCCATTGCTGACTTCCGATGGGATATCGAACTGGATGTTAAACTGTGGGATCATCAGTAGAGTGTCGGCAGGAGTTGAATGGTGACTGGTTGAGAGACGTTGTCGATAATGTGGATCTTCAGTTTCTTACGGTCGCCCCACTGGTCAGTTGCCTGCCCTTTGACCGCAAAGACTTTCTGGAGTTGAGGAATGACACAGAACATGCCCGCTGTAATCAGGGCTGCAGGACGGCACCAGTTGCCGATCAGTACAAAGGTCTGCTCTGCCTGAATGCGGCCTGAGTCAGAGACTTCGATAGGATTGAGGGGAAGTTCCAGCGAGAATGGACCTTTGTAATGCAGATCAAATTCCTGCTCCAGTTCACCGCTGGATGTAGCGACGTTACTAGGAATATAGAACTCGCACAGGTACCGCAGGTTGGGGCGTGAGCGTCGGTTGTACTTGTTCATCCTCGGCTCACTTTCGTCCAGTCATCCACAACGTAGCGAATGGCTCTGTGGTCATTCAGCAGGTTGTGGTCTCTGAGAGAGCAATAGCCTTGTGGCAGATCTGTCATGGCCCCTTCGCTGACAGCATCCCGGTATTCGAACAGATGGTAAGCGAGAATCTTGAGTGCCCGAACTGTGCTCTTAGGAACTTCTGAGAAGGAATTATAGCCTGTGGTGTAGGAGACAGTAATCGGGTATGGTTGTTCGGTGTCGATGTCGTCGAACAGTTCAGCCCAGTCTTCACACCAGAGTTTAGATGGCTCATGCGTGTACAGTGTGTAGTCGCTGGAAGAGATGGATGCTGTAGTACCGTCAGACTTCTTGTAGGAAAATGTGCTGAGAGCAGTGACACGACCAAAGGGCAGGAAGAAGAGACGGTCGTTGTAGCAGAATGCTTCGTAGGGAAGGCTGAGAGTCACAGTCTTACGCAGGATGAATCGCCACTGTTCTTTCTCGCAGATAGAGATGCACTCGTGCATCAGGTCAGTCAGGTCGACTGGCAGTTGCTCGTCGGGAGTATCAGGATCAAAGCCGATGTTCCGCTTGACTGCCGACAGGAAATCACTGTTGACGATGGTCGTCACAGCGGCTTCTGTTGAGAGATCAATGTACATCGGCATGACAGTATCTCGCAGGGGATAAAAACAAACCGCAGTCCAGCCACCCCCGAAACTGAACTGCGGCTGTTACCGCCGAAGCGGAACATCAATGCCTGCCCTTTATGCACGTCACCTGCACTACCTCTGGCGTACAACTTCCAGTCGTTATGCAGGGAGAGGTGCGACAGGCTATTCCTTATGTGGTCGTTCCTGTACCGGTTGGGGTCAGGTCGCCACGCTGGTAGAGAGGCTCAATCACAACAGCACCATCAACGGTGTTGGTGTTTGTACCGGTCAGACGGACGCAGACAGACAGGAACGGAGTACCGCTCGTTGCCTGATCTTCAGCGTAAGAAACTTCTTCGCTGTCCACTTCCACTGACACGTCAGCCGGATTGCCTGCGAAGGCAACCGTCTTAATGACAGTGTGAGTACCTGAGCCGTTAGCAGCACTGTTGCCTGTAATCGTGACAGTCAAAGTGCCGGTGAGCACCATGTCTGACCCGACGAACATCAGCTTGCTGAAGCGTTCGGTAGTAACGAACTGGTTCGCAATGGAACCGTTCATCGTCAGCGTGCCCAGCGACTCTACGAAGAGTTTGCTGGACAGGTGTGTGAACTTTTGAGTAGCCATTATTGATTTCCTTCAGGAATTTCTGGAGAAGAAAGGTTGAGGGGAGGATGGTGGCGTTGACTCCGGGATTCCACCCTCCCCTCACGACCTGCATGAATCAGGCAGTAGTCTTGGACAGGACAACGAACGGTGACAGAGTCAGACCGGCGTTGACTGGTGTCAGAGTCGTCTTCCACCATGGGCGAGCATCGTCGAACGAAGTGAAGAGGAACACTTCTTCTCGTTCAAGGAAGCGGACGTGGATCGAGCGAGTAATCGCTGAGTTACCACGCTCACCTCGCAGAATCTGCGTTGGGTTGACGCAGGCGAAGAAGTTGTCATTCCATTCGCTGATCGCAGAGCCGTCCTGACCGGCTGTGATACCGTTCATGTATTCGGTCCAGATGATCGGTCGGCCCAGCAGCGTATCGTAGCTGTCTCCGCCTTCTGCTGGGTGGAACAGTTTGACGATTCCTGCGTTGTTCGGGGACTCGATGCAGAGCTTCACGACGGTTGGGTACAGGTCCAGAGAGCAGAGCCATACAGCGTTCTGGTAACCCCAAACTCGCTGACGCATCTTGAGGACGTTGGTACCGTTGACGATGTCGGTAGTTGCCTGTCCGTTCTCTCGCAGAACAGTCAGCAGAGCACCGTTGCCGCTGTTGAGTACGCCCAGCGGTCGGCCAATGCCGTTACCGTTGAGGTATTCATCCATGCGGTAGGACATTGCTTCCTGTCGCAGACCAGCGTCGATCAGGGCTGCGATGGAGATCGGGCTGTCGCTCATAAGCTGATTGGTGACTGCAGCAGCACCATTCAGTTCATGGGCCTTCAGGCTGATGACTTCCATCTCAGACTTGCTGAAAGTCGGAGACTGAGTTTCCTTGCCTCGGTAGACTCGGAATCCACCAGTCACGCTGGTACGGTGATCCTTGTCAACTCGGGCAGGAATGTCCACGATTGGAGCAGACATCGGGATCGTGGTCATCAGTTTGATGAACTGGTCGGCTTCAGGGTCGACCTGAAGGACAGTGTTGATGAAGCCACGAGGAACAGTCAGACCTGCTGATTCCCAGTTAGCCTTGCTGAACTCGTCAGACCCGACAGCATCAAGAACGCAGGCTTTGAGGCGAGCGTCGATGGCATCCGGGTTGTGCTTGTTCTTGTAGGCGTTGACAACTGAGTTCAGGTAATCCTGCTGGTTACGGAAACCGTAGAATTCCTTGTCGTCTTCCCACTGTGGTCGGGTATGGACACCCTTGGAAAAGTCAACGACCAGCCCACTTGTCGCGTTGGCAATACGCTGCGTAGCGAGCAGGGCTGCCTTTCGCTCAGACAATCCGACAGCAGTCTTGCTGAGGGAATTCTGAACGGCTTCGATGCGGTCGAGAGCATCAGCATACTGCTGTGCTTCCTGTGCAGAGAGCTTGTCACCCTTGGCATCGAATGCCTCGGTGACAGTAATGAGACGAGTGCGTTCGTCTTGAAGCTGGTTGACGGTCATACCTGACACGTCTGAGTTCTTTGCTGGCGTGTCGTTGAACACGCGAGAAGCGATGGCAGAAGCCATGACAAAACCTCCTGAATTGTTTGAAACTGGCATCTGGCGTCTGCTTATGTGCGTTGCTGTGGGCATAGCCGTTGACGATAGTAGTGTAAAGGCGGGCAGTGTACAGGTCAATAGATTAAAGCACAAATTTCTTGCGAAGATTAAGTGCTCGCAATCTGAGAGCCTGAATATCCGGGGAAGTAATCTCAGCTTTGTTACGGGCTGTTTCCGGGATGTGCAGGCAGTTAAGAATGGCAGTATCCGGTTTGCCGTTACGGACGCTGTGGAAGAGTCCCTTATCGACTGCTTCTGAGGCAGATAGATAAGTCTCGACTTCCATCAGGTTCGTAACCTCTTCAGCCTTCATAGAAGTTCTGGAAGTGAAGATATCCACAATGCTGTTCCGGTGGGATTCCCAGCGGTTCTTCACATTCTCGATCTTGCTGAGTGAGTCGATCTTCTCGTATAGGTAAGGGTTGTGCATCATGAACAGACCACCGTTACAGATCTGGCGGTCTTTACCTGCCAGAGCCAGCCAGCCTGCAGAACTGAAAGCATAGCCGTCTACGATGGTTGTTACCTTGCCGGGGTGTTCCAGCAGACGATTGTAGATCGCCAGAGCAGATCCGACTTCACCACCGGCACTGTTGATGCGTACCGTCAGGTCAGACGGTGCATTCTTCATGAAGTTCAGTACCTGATCGGGAGTAACAGCAGTGTCCTCTGCCGACCATTTGTACGGCATGATAACATCGTAAATCATCAGTTCGTCTGAACTGTTGAAGGACAGTTTGCACTCCAGAGTATCGCCTGAAGGCAAAGACTTACGGTTCAATACAAGAGATTCCATCTTCGATTCCTTCAGGAAGTTTCTGAGAAGAAAGCCATGCAGTGCGGAGGTCGCTCAGGGGCTTGCCGTTGACTGTAATGAGATCCTGCCAGCCAGAGAGTTGATCAGTCAGCAGGCTGTCGAACTTACTGTTCTGAGCGTAGAACTCAGTGACAGCAGCATCGTAGTCATCAGGACGGGATTGCTTCTTTTGCTCAAGGACTCGTGCCTCGTACTGCTTCAGACCGTTCAGCACGTTCAGGAAAGCATTACGGATACGCTTGTCAATGTTCTTCTTGGATGGGGATTTGTCCATCTTGCCAGAGGTTGGTTTAGCCTTGGCAGCAGCGAGTTGATCCTGTGCGGCTTTGAGTTCATCGCCGGATACCATGCCGTCGTTAGTCTGCTGTTGCTGCTCGATCTGCTTTTCAGTCATATCGTTGGCCAGCGATGCACCTTCTTCCAGATGCAGGGAGTGCTCGACAGTCATGATGTTGACAGGCACGTAGCGTGGGTCTGCTGCAGCGTCTGACGGGTCGATATGGATACCGAGGAGGGAGCAGCCTTTCTTGCGGTTAACCATACCGATCTCGAACAAGTTTCTGAGAGCACTTGAGAACTTGTCGATGACGTTGCGGTACAGGTAGAGTGTCTCAAACTCGAACGTGTACAGCATCTGGGATGGGAGCGGAAGTAGCTCAGTTCGGAACTGACTGCACAGACGAGACAGGAACGGACCGATGCCTGCCTGAACGAACAGGGCAGTAGCCTGAGCCAGATCGGTGTTGCCAGCGTCTGTGCCCATGTAGGAGTGCAGCAGGGCTGGGGGGATATTAAAGCCTCGGGCTACGTCTTCCACAGAGAAGGCACGAGTCTCGATGAACTGCAGGTGCTGGAAGGGGATGCCGGAGTTGATCGGCTTCAGACCCTGCTCAAGGATTCTGGTGCGGAAGATTGAGTCGAGAGGAGCGTTAGGATCTTCCTCGAAGTTAGCCTCCAGACGCTTGAGTACGTCAGGGGCGAGACGGTTGTCCGTGGTCAGGAAGATCTGGTTAGCAAAGCCTTTGGTGTAGAAGGCACGACCGAACTTCTCTGCTGCTTGGTACATCTCCAGAGCATTAGCAGAGTTGGCAATGAAGCCATGGGCACGGTGGTATTCCTGATCCAGCACTTTACCTTTGAAGTGGGCAATGTCGCTCTTAGGCAGGAGCATGAATTCGCTCTTAGCGTCTCTGTTGGATACGCCAGAGTCAATCCGGTAAAGAAGCTCACCCTTGACAGCCTTGCGTCCGTTGGTCAGGTCTTCGCTGCCGTTGGCACGGTAGATGTTGTCGCGAGGGATACGTGATGGATGAATGTAATACAGGCGGCTGGTGCGGCCCATATTGTCTGGCTCACGCAGGAAGTAGGCGTTGCCGTCCATCAGAACATCGTAAACGATAACCAGCAGTGCATCGTCCGCAGTAAGTTCTGGGTGAAAATAGTGTGAGAACAGACGTGAGGCTGGGTGGTCTGTGGTGCCGATGACACGGACTTTGTCGCCTGTTGCAGAGTCGACAGAGTACATGCGGCGAGGCAGGGACTGCACCATGCCAGTGTAGATCTCAAGGGCACACTTGACTGCTGTCAGGCGGAGGGCAGCGTCGGTGTTGGTGCCCATTTTCTCGCTGTTCAGGATGCCGTAGAACTGCTGCCACGTCATGGCAGAGCCGGAGTTAGAGACATAACTGACTGCATCAGCAATAGCGTTCAGAGCCTGTTCAGACGTGCGAGGACGCTTAGTATAGCCCAGCTTGGTTGCAATCCAGTTAAGCATTACTTCAGTCCTCGAATCTCTGTAATCGTCTCAACTTCAGGATAAAGCCATGAACCCATGGCCATGAGTCCAGCTACAATCCCGTCGATTTTATTGGTGGATTTTGATCGGTCAGGTCGCATTTGTCCATCCCTACTTTGGACAATTACTACGTTTCCGACCATCCAATCCAGTACAGGGTGACCGCCATGGAAGAACTGCTTATCCATGCAGAGAGCTTCCATACGACGGCAAGGTTCATTCATACCTGCAAATGACTGAGGGTAAGCACGGGCAGGATAGCCGTATTGTTTTAGGGTTGTGTAAATGTGGTGAGATCCCCAGCGGTCAAAGCAGACTTCTCTGCAACCGCTGAAGTACGAGAGTAATCCTTGGTGTTCCCCGTCGCCTACCATAGCTTTCAGAATGGCATCTTCGTCTACAGTATCCATCGGGGATGTTGCGTTAATGACGCCTGCTTCCCACCAGATGCTGTAGGGTAGATTCTGTTCTTTAGATCGCTGGTAGATGGATGCTGCTGGACACCA